AATTAGGCTTTGTCGGGATTGCAAACATACTGAGCCTGCATATATGGGTTTTCGCCGATGCAGGCTTTATCAACCTATTTGTCAAGGAGATGAACTGTTTGTCAGTAAAATGGACAAGCTTCCAAACTTAAGGTGTCCATTATTAACGCTTAAATTCAATGGTCTTGGCCATAGGTACATAAGAAGGAAGATAGATTTGTGATAAAAAGGCTGATTATTTATGTGGTAGTATGGATTAACAGGCATAAATTGCCGTTTTGGGAGGATACAATGCAAAAGCTAACAGTTGAAATAATTAAAATGATGTTTAAGGAAAGGCACAAGAATTTACATAAATTAATGCTGATTTCTGAGGCAAAAGGTGATGCAAATAGCCTTGCTGATATGACGCTAGACCTTGAAAAATTGAAAGTAGCCGAAGAGGATTTTTGCAAAGAATTTAATGTTGAGATATCAGAGACAGCCTGATCGGAGAGCGGTTATGAGTAATACTATAGATAAAGCCATCTCATTGGCAATGAAGGAGCAATATCCACGGCTGTCAATTAACTATATCCGTAAGGGGTTAAATATATCAATAGGTCAAACAATAAAAGTGGACAGGCAGAAATATAGGGTGCTTGAATTGTTTGACTTTCATATTTTGACCGAAAACACAAAGTTTGGTTGGCGTGAATGTTTTACATATGGTGAGCTATGGGTATATAAACGAGGTAAGGAAGCAGGTGATTAAGTGGAGGTTGGAAATATAAAACTTTATCGCCAAATTACAGAATGGGAATGGTATTGTGACATTAATACCTGCCGGCTGTTTATACATATGCTGCTTAAGGCGAATTGGAAGCAGGGACGTTTTCAGGGAGTTGAAATACCCAGGGGCTCTTTTGCTTCCTCCTACAATATTCTTTCAAAAGAAACTGGTTTGACGGTTCAACAGGTTCGCACAGCACTAAAACACCTAAATTCAACACAGGAAGTAACACAGTGCCAACACGGAAAATTTACCGTATTTACGGTAAAAAACTACTCTTTATATCAGGACACTAACACAGTAACTAACAATGATGTAACACAGGTTCAACACGATGATAACAGGGAAGTAACAACAATAGAAGAAGTTAAGAAAGAAAAAAAGAAAGAAGTAAAGAATAATATTATTTGCTCGGAGCAAAGCACCGAACAGCCTGTAATCATTTTTTCTTTGAACGATAACACCCAATATCCGGTGTATCGTGGAGCAGTTCAAGAATGGGCGGAGCTGTACCCTGCTGTCGACGTAATACAGCAGCTTAGAAGCATGAAAGGCTGGCTTGACAGTAATCCAAGAAAGCGGAAAACCAAAAGCGGTATAACAAGGTTTATAAATAACTGGCTTGCAAAGGAACAGAATAAGGGCGGAGCAGTTACAACGCCTCAGCCGGTTTCAAACTCCAATAAATTACAAACGGAGGAATATTTAGAGAAAAGGATGCGTGAGATGGGACTATGAGTGAAATAAAAATTCCGTATTCAGCAGAAAATGAAAAGGCTGTTATAGCCTGTATGCTTATGGATGATGAAGCCTATACAATAGGGATTAATTCATTGTCCGAGGACAGCTTTTATAATACGCAGTATAGGACAATTTTTAAAGCCATATTGGAGTCAAAGACGAGGGATATGGTTATTGTAAATGAGTATCTTTCGAGGAATAGTTCGGCTTGGTTCCCAGTTCTGAAGGAAATATCGTTTTCTTTAGCGACATCTATACATATCCGTGAATACATTAAGGTTCTTAGCGAAATGGAATACCGCAGGAAATCAATTGTTCTTGCCAACAAAATTAAAGATAAGGCACTTAACGGTTCGGTTGAAGACATAACTGCATTGATGGATGAGCAGAAAAATAATTTCATGAAATCAGATGGAATGGTGCCTATAAGTGAGAGTCTTGAGAAGGCACTTAGTGATGTGTGTGATAGAATAGCTCAGAACAAAATGTTTAGCGGATTAAGAACCGGTTTCACCAAACTGGACATTATGACTGGCGGACTGCAAAAAGGTGATTTAATTGTTGTTGCTGGCAGACCGTCAATGGGAAAAACAGCTTTTGTACTTGATATTATGAAAAATTCTGTAAAAGAACTCAAGGCAGATAATAAAATTGGTGTTCTGTTTTCTCTGGAAATGACATCGGAGCAGCTTTCATTAAGGCTTTATAGTTCGTCTTTGCATGTTAGAAATGAGCATTTTAAAAGCGGTAAACTTATTCAAGAAGATTTTAACCGAATTGAGAAATATTCAAAGTCATTCTTGGATGTAGTAAAACCACTTTACAGCAACGCTAATATGGTTACGAGTTTGCAGGACATTCATATGCAGTGCCATGAAATTAAGCATAAGACGGGTAAGGATATTGGCATAATTGCAATTGATTATTTGCAGCTTATGGAGACCCAAAGTGACAACAGAAATATTGAGTTTTCAAAGATTACACGAGGCCTTAAAATGATGGCAAAATCGTTTGATTGTCCGGTTGTTGTGTTATCGCAGCTTTCAAGAGCTCCGGAACAGAGAGCTGACCATCAGCCAATACTTTCTGACTTAAGAGAATCAGGCTCAATTGAGCAAGACGCGGATTTAGTGCTTTTGTTATATAGGGATGAATATTACAATAGTGATTCTGACCAAAAAGGACTTGCCGATGTAATAATTGCAAAACAAAGAAATGGTGCAACAGGGACAATTTCATTACGATTTGATAAGGAATATACGAGTTTTGCAAATATTGAATCTCCGAAAGGAGAATGACATATGAGTATAAATGAGGTTTTGATTAGACTGAGTACAGAAAGTCGCAACATACGTTTAGAGCAGGAAAGCAAGGAAAAAGTCAAGAAAATACTTGAAAAAATCAAGGTGAGAGATACAGTGGATGCTAATTTGGATATTGAGCGGATTCGCTTTGAACATAACAGATTGATGAAAGAATGGGAACACATTATAGAGGAACAAGGTAAAATATCTGTTTTGTATGAGAGAGATAATAAGAAATACGCAGATGCCTTTATATTATGTCAATATGAGTTTGAAAAAAGAACGCTATATTGCGAGGCTTATGCAAAAATATTAAATGAACAGCATCATGCAGACGAGCTAATGGAAAAGCTAAGGAAAGACCTTAAAAAGCTTGATGAAAAATATTATAAAACACAGTGTGAACAGCTGAGGCTGGAGGTGTGATAATGGAAGATGAAGAACGTGAAATAAGAAATATGCTTAGGGAATATGCAGCAGCTGAAGAAAGATTAAAGGATAATAACGAATGTATAAAATTGTGGAGAGAGTCAATAAAATATATGCGTGAGCTCAGTGCAGTTGTTGCAGATGGTCAGCCTCATGGTAATGCACTTGGAGACCCAACGGCAAATGCAGCTATAAAAATTATTGATAATCTTGAGGTTACAATAAAAAACCGTGTTGATGAAATAAAGGTTATTTTAGAAAAGCGAACTAGGGTTGAAAGTTTACTTAATTGTTTAAATGAAGAAGAATATCGCTTAATAGAGTTAAGATACATAAAGCATTTGAAAATGGAACATCAGATTCCATACCACATGTGTGTAAGCAGGAGAACTGCATATAATATTCATTCAAGTGCTATGAGCAAATTAATTGAGAAAAATAAAAGTTTGCACTAATTTGCACGTTTTGCATGTTAATATAGTATCATCATAAATCGGGCCGAATAAGAAGGCCTGATTTTTTTGTGGGGTGAGATAGGAATGAATACAGTAGAACCGCTCAGAGGGAAAAATATAATAAGTGATTTCGCAGCAGTTATGAGGTCCTACTCAGAGCGAGACTATGTATTATTCATGACCGGACTTTATCTTGGCAGAAGAATATCAGATATACTTAAACTTCGAGTACGTGACGTTAAGGGCAGAGATTACGTTTATTTCAGAGAAGCAAAAAAGAACAAAGAATCATATCTGAAGATAAATAAAAATCTTAAAGACATATTTAAGCAGTACTGCAGGGACAAAAAGGATAATGAATATTTGTTCCGTCCGCTTAGAGGAAAAGATAATCGTCCAATCAGCCGCCAAGAGTTTTGGTATATACTCAATAAAGCTGCATCAGAACTTGGATATGAAGATAAGATAGGCTGTCATACTTTGCGTAAAACATTGGGTAGAGAGCTGTACCGACAAGGTGTAGAGATTTCAATGATAATGCTGGTGCTTAATCATGACGATGTTAATTACACCAAAAGATATATTGGTGTAACTACTGATGAAATTAATGGAGTGCTTGATAAGTTGAAGTATGATTTTTAATTATATCTTTTATTAAACTCATTTGGAAAGTGTAAAGTAAGGATTGTTTAAATGAGTTCCTTCATTATAATGACGATATAAAAGTTATTTTACAGAATATGAATTATGTCAAATGTAGTAATATTGTACAATGAATGATTTTAAGGGAGATTTTAAACAAATTGTATTGTTAAATCTGCCTTTTTTAATGTGTATAAATAATTAAAATTTAGTCTGAAAAGTGCACAATGTACAAAAAGGAGCCAAAATGCCAGTTTATAAACGATGTAGCCGTTGTGGGAAACGAATTTTAGAGGGTTCAAGGTGTGAGTGTACACAGCAACGATATAAAGAGTATGACAAAACTAGGAATAAAAAACATAAGGAGTTCTATGGTAGTGGGGAGTGGCAGACTGTAGCCAATCTTATGAGGTTAAAGTATCAAGGATTTGATGTATATGAGTTATGTATAAACAATTTGAGAATCATCGGGCAAACCGTACATCATGTTGTTCCACTTGAGGATAACTGGGAGATGAGGTTTCAGGAAAACAATTTGATTTTGCTTTCAGAATCCAATCACAGGAAGTTTCATTCTCTTATGAATCGTAGTGAAACTGATAAACAAGCTGTCATTGATATGTTGTCTCGTTGTATTCAGGAATATAATCATAAGTTTGAATAGTACTCGCTTTGAATATAGGGGGAGGTCAAAAAAAGTTTACGGGGCTTGCCCTAAGACCGCTCCCCCTCTAAATAAAACTCAAAACTCCGAATAAAAATTTTTAGGATAAAGGAGGGAACGGTCGTTTGTATGCAAGAGATGGAAGAGAGTACAGGCTTGAGAATATTCAACTTGCAGATAATATTCAGAAAGAATTATTGAAACCATTGTTTTTGACAGAGGACTTTGTTGTATATCCGGAAGAAATAAATGTTGATACTGTTAACTCAGGAACTTCAGGAAGTATCGTCATGTGCTCGTTTGATATTTCTATGCTTGAAGATATGAAAGAGGATACTGGAGAACCGACTGAAGAACTTAACAATAGTATTGCAGGAGCATTATAGGAGATGATTATATGTCGGTTACAATGCCGAAAATTGAAATAAAATTTAAACAGCTAGCTTCGTCATTTGTTCTTCGCAGTGAACGTGGAACCGCTATCTTAATTGTTAGGGATGAGACGGAAAATTCACTTTCAGACATTGTGAAATACACAGATGCAGCTGCTGCAGATTTAGACAAAGCTTTTTATACAGAAACAAATATATTGTACATAAAAGATGCACTTAGTTTTAAAGCGAATGAAGTTTATGTTGTACGAATTAATAATCAAGAGCCGTTAAACACTGCCCTTACTGCAATAAAAAATAAAATTCCAACCGGTTGGATTACTGTTGCAGGAGGAAGTACTGAAGATTTGATGTTACTTAAATCTTGGATTATATCCCAAGAAAATGGCGGAGATACATATAAGGCCGTTTGTTATAAACTCACTGCTCCTGATAGTATGCATATTGTTAATTTCATTAATGATAAAGTCACGTTTGCAGATGATCGTGGAGAGGTTACAGGTGAAAAGTATTTAGCGTCCCTTGTCGGTATGCTTGCTGGGTGCAATGTAGAGCAGGGATGTACTAATTATGTGTGCTCGAATTTATCTGCGGTTGAAGAGGTTGAGGACAGAGATGCATCTTTGGATTCTGGTGGGTTTATTCTTTATAATGACGACGACTATGTCAAGGTCGGTAGGGGTATCAATTCTTTGGTAACGTTTGACGGAGTTAACAAGACGGAAGATATGCGATACATAGATATAGTTGAGGCTATAGACCTGATTAGGGACGACATCTCAGCCACATGGCATGATGATTACTGCGGTAATTATAAAAATTTGTATGATAATCAGATTCTGTTTATCTCGGCTGTAAATGGGTATTACAGAGATCTTGCCAGTGAATATGTGCTTGACAGAAATTACAGTAATGTATGTGACGTCGATGTAGATGCCCAGCGTTTGGCATGGATATCCTCAGGGAAAAGCGAGGCTTCAGGTTGGGACGAGGCAAAGGTAAAGAATATGACCTTTAAACGCAAGGTGTTTTTGAAAAGTGAAGTAAAAATACTTGGTGCTATGGAAGACTTATCTTTTACGGTAAATATAGCATAAGGAGGACAGCAAATGGATAGAAACAAATTATTGTCAGGAAACGGCGGAACCATATGGTTAGATGGTGAACTGATGGGAAATGTAAAAAGTGTTGAAGCAAAAATCAGCGGTTCCTTTAGTGATGTTCAATGCTGCGGTGATCCGGCTACATATCCCGGATATGAGGGATATACCGCAGAGGGAACCTTAGAGTTTTACAAGGTTAACAGCGATATTGCTGTTAAATATGCTAAGGCTTTTGAAACCGGGGATATTCCCAGTGCGAAAATTATTACAAAAGTTAACAATCCGGCAACCGGAAGATCTGAACGTTGGGCTATTAATGGAGTTGTATTCACAGAAATCGCTGTTGCAAAATTCGAGGCACATAAAATTATTGAGGATAGTTTACCATTCAAGTTTATTTCAGCCGAAAATCTTGAAACACTTTAAATGTCTTGGCCGCACATATTGTGTGGCTTTTTTAGGAGGTTATTTTATGGCAAAAGGAAAATATGAATCAGCTAGCATGAATGATTTGCTTAAGGCAGCTGACCTTAAAAGAGAATACAAAAATAAGAAGGTTTATTTAGGTGTTGATTGTATTGGCAGGACTCTTGAATTCAGAACACCTACTGATTCGGAATTTACTGAATTCTTTGATTCCATAAAAGATGGGAATGCAGATGACTTGGTGGAAGCCTACAGTCACCTTATATATAATACATGCGCTATTTTACATGACAAGGAACTGCATGAGCTGCTTGAGGTTAAAGACCCATATGATGTTGTTTTAAAGGTATTTACTGCTCAAACGATTTTTGAAATAGGAAATCAGCTGGCAGAAAAGTTCAATATCAGTCAGGAAAGTATGGTTGATGAATTAAAAAAGCCATTAAGCGAGGAAATCCCGATTTAAACCTGTTTATGTTCTGGGCACTGAAAGGTCACTCGCTTGATGAAATGGCAGGATGGAGCAGTATTGAAAAAGCTTTTATGACAGCTGCAGCTTATGTATATGCTGATGCTTTAAGTCCAAACAGCAGGGGTGGTGAATAATGGCTACAAAAACTATAAAAACAATATTATCTTTAAAAGACAATATGTCCGGAGGTATTGTTAAGGTTTCAAAGAGCATGGAAAATATGTCTGATGAAGCGAAATCAGCATCAAGACAGGTTGCTATGATGACAAATAAGTTCACATCATCCATTGATAAAATGATTACTAAATCTCTTAAGTTTGCGGCTGTAACTGCAACTGCTCTTGGTGGTCTGGCTATTAAAACAGGTCTTAGTGAGGCATTTGACCTTGAAGGCTATCGTACACAGTTGGAAACGGCAACGAAGGATACTAAGAAGGCAGCTGACATTATGTCTTATGCCATTAATTTAGCAAACAAAACCCCGTTCGAAGGTGGCGAGATGGTATCATCTGCATCAAAGCTTGAATCAATGGGCATGGACGCATATAAATGGCTTTCTTTGTCTGGAGATATGGCTGCGGCCACAAATAAAAGCCTAGACCAGGCAACAGAGGCTCTTATTGATGCACAGACTGGAGAACTTGAACGTCTTAAGGAGTTTGGCATTACAAAAGCAATGGTTGTTGATAAAGCAAACGAACTATGGTCCGGTGCTAAAGTTGTTGATAACAGCGGAAGTATTACTGATATGGCTAAGTTCAATGATGCCCTGGTTGAAATCATGAAAGAAAAATATACTGGTGGCATGGAGAAAATGTCAAAGACCACAAAAGGTATATGGTCAACCATTACCGGTGTTACAAAGAATGCTTTAGCACAGATTGTAGGAATGCAGTCTGATGGAACAGTCAAACAAGGTTCTTTGCTTGACAAATTAAGAGAAAAGTTATCATCAGTATCGGAGAAACTTCAACAATGGCAGTCAGATGGGACGATTCAAAGAATTTCAGAGAAAGCATCAGAAACATTTACAAAAATATATGATGGTGTTAGCAAGGTATTTAATTTTTTAAAGACACATAGGGATTCAATATCAACAATACTGGTTGTTGTTGGTGCATTTTATAGTGCGCTGAAGGTTGTGTCTGCAGTAAAGACAGCAATCAAGGGATTGCAAGTTATATGGACTGTTACTAATGGAGTTATGGCACTTACTCCAACAGGAATGATTGTGCTTGGTATAACAGCGGTTATAACAGCAATATATCTGCTTTGGAAGCACTGGGATGAAATTGTAGCTTTTATAAAAAGAGAAGCAGAAATAATTAAAAATAATTTTGCCGAAGGTATTGCTAAGATAAAAGCGAAGGTTACCGGTGCTTGGGATGATATAAAAGGTGTATTCAGCGGAATCAAGGCCTGGATTGATGAGCATGTGATACAACCAATAGTAAATTTGGTGCCAGATTGGGTTAAAAAACTTTTTACAGGGAAGGCTTCTGGAAACATAACGGTTGTTGATGATACTGGTCACAAAAATTCGTCAAGTCGGACTGGACATAACGCTTTGGGTACATCTTATTGGCGGGGTGGCTGGTCTATTGTTGGTGAACATGGACCCGAGAAGGTATACTTGCCCGGCGGTTCAAAGGTTCAGACTGCATCAAGAACTAGAAATACAACCGGTGAAACAGTTGTTAATCTTAATTTTAATGTTATGGGAAATCTTTATAGTAATGATCAGGCAAAACATGAATTTGGTGAGTATATAGCTAAGGAGGTAAAACTGGCACTTAGATCAGTTTAGAGAGTATATAATGGATATTATTTTTTCTGCAAATAACAATGAAGAAATTAAAGTAATGCCTGTTATGCCTGAAAATCTTCCTGAAGTATCAATTAGCTACAATAACATTACAATGTCCACAATTTACGGAGAATTAAATCTTATAGGTTCAAAAGGTCTTAGGGAGTTATCACTATCAAGCTTTTTTCCATGCCGTCAATATCCGTTTATGCGTCCTAAAAGTACAACTGACTGGCAAAGTTATGTTAGTTTTTTTCAGAGGTGGGCGAACAACAAAAAGCCAATCCGAATTGTCATAGTGGATGATAATAAAGAAATATTGAACATGGCGGTAACTGTAAATGGTTTTAAATGGTTTATTAAGAAAAATAAAGATGTGGAATATACTGTTGACCTTAAAGAGTATGTTTTTGTGAAGGTAAGGAGGCTGAGCCAATGAGTTACAAGGTACATCTAATCAGGGGAACAGCTATATATGACATTACCGAAATAGCTGGGAAAATCGAATGGGGAGACAGTACGGATACAATTGGTGCTGACATGAGTCTTACGGTTGCTATTTCTCCGGAGCTGGGTTTTGATGTTAAAACAAAAGATATAGTAATTTTGTTCGGTGATTGTGAGTTGTTCAGAGGGATAATTGTAGATATAAGCAAGCCGCTTGACGACACAAAAACGTGCCGGATTTATGATTTTGCATATTATATGGGACAAAGTAAGTTAGTAATTCAATTTAACGGTATATCCGCAATTGATGCGATAACTATGGTATGTGAAAAGTGCGGAATAACAGTTGGAGGTATTCCTGAGACAAAGGCTAGTATTAAAAAGGTCTATTTCAATGAATCCCCGGCGGATATTATTACAGATATACTGTTACAGGAATTTGGTGACACGTCACAGACCTTTTTTATGGAAGTCAGAGGGTCAGTATTTTACATATTTAAGCCGTTTAGGATTTCTGGACGATTTAAACCGTCTGAGAATATAGCAGATTATGATGTAACAAATGTTCCATCATCACTAACAATGACAGAATCTATTACAGACATAAGTAATTCTGTGGTTATAGTATCTGGATCGGCTGAAAATTATCGTGTTGTTGCTGAGGTATCAGATGCTGAGGATATCAAAAGGTATGGTTTGCGGCAATATTATGAAGTAATCGAAGATAAGAATATAAGTCAGGCAGCGAATATAGCAAATAATATGCTTAAGCAATTTAACAAAGTAGTTAAAACTCTCTCGGCGGAATTCCCTGGAGCAGATAATATACGTTCGGGAAGAATATTAACATTTGACGATGCTGACAATGGTTTAACTGGTGATTATTTAATTAAGAATTGCAGGCATACGGTGGACGGAGGAGTACATACAATGACGGTGGATTTAGAAGAATGGAGTAATTAATATGGGGAATTGGGCCAATGATATTGCAAAGGAATTTAAGGACAGGAACAATCCTAAAATAATAGGTATGGTTATCGGTGAGGTTTTGTCTCCGCCTCCGTCACTAAAAATTTCTTGCCTAGAGGGGCAGGTCATAATACGTTCCGCATATATCTTTGACTTTCTGCTTAAGGATTGTATCAGACAGGTAGAAATTGCTACTGCAGATGCTGAGGGTTCAACAAATTCGGCAGCATGCTCTGATGGACCACATAGCCACAAAATTGTAACGGCTGGCATTCCCAATACTAATCTAAAAACTTTGGATACTTTAAAAATTGGAGATAAAGTGATTGTCTATACGGGAGATAATCAGAATTATTTTATACTTGGGAAAGTAGTAAAGGTTGGTGGTTAAATTGTTTCCGGAAATTGAAGCAGATTTAAGTATTATATTAAAAGATAGGTCTGAAACTGTAGGAGCTAAGCTTGGTAGAGTCCTTAAATTTGACTATGAAAAATGTCAGCATGTAATGAAGGATGGACGCTTTGTTGAGTGTTCCCCTGTTGAATCGGTTGCACAGTATATTGAACATGTTTTAAGAACGGAAATGGGCAAATACGAGGTTTATACTGTTGATAGCTGTGATGATTTTGGAATATCAGTTTATAGATTTATAGGTAGTAAGGAACTTCCTAAAGATTATTTTGCATCAGAGCTTAAGAGAGAAATCACACAGCAACTTGAGCAGCATATTTATATTGATGAAATTGAGTCTTATGAATACAGTTTTTCAGGACGGAGGCTTAATGTCAGTTTTATATGCAGACTAATCAGTGGAGAAACATTGAGCAAGGATGTGATAATTTATGTATGAGAATAAAACAGTCAGTGAAATACAAAAGGAATTGCTTGATGGCATAAGTGATATATATGAGAAATCTAAAGGCTATTTTCTATGGGAACTGACAAGGGGTATATCCATTGTCATAAAGAATATTTCTAATCAAATTACAGCCGATTCTGCTATGCTAAATATATATAATCTTACCGGAGACGATTTGGAAAACTACACAGTAAAGAATGAGGGAATTTCAAGAAAACCTGCTGCATATGCAACAGGTTTTTTAAATGTAATAGGGAATGGGAAAATAACCGCAGGAGATGCCTTTGAAACTGATGGATTAATAAGATTCACAGCTAATGAAGATACAACTGTAAATGGGTCAGCAAGAATCTTAGTTACTGCAGCTGTTGCAGGAATGGTTGGCAATGTTCCTGCTTCAACAGTTATAAATATGCCGGTTACCATTTCTGGTATTACTGCATGTATAAATCCTGAACCAATGACAGGTGGATATGATGCTGAATCCGATGAAGAGCTGCTAGCTAGATTCCTTGAGTATGTCCGTAATCCACCAACTTCGGGAAATAAAGACCACTATAAGACATGGGCAAAGGAGGTTATCGGGGTATCTGATGCCTATGTGGTACCACTGTGGAATGGAGCAAACACGGTTAAGGTTGTAATTATTAATCAAGAGCACCTTCCTGCATCTGATGAACTTGTAGCCGAGGTTCAGAATCATATTGATCCAGGTATAACTGGTATGGGAGATGGAGAGGCTCCTGTTGGAGCTTTTTGCACAGTTGTATCAGCAACAGCAAAAATAATTAATATTTCGCTTGCTTTAATGGTTGCTGATGGATATGAACTTGAAACTGTTAAGACGAAAATTGAGGATTCCATTAAGGAGTATTTCGCCAGCTTGGCATTTAAGCAATATTATTTAAGTTACGCAAAGATAGGGGCTATGGTGCTTGATGCTGAAGGAGTGCTTGACTATAGTAATTTACTTATTAATGATGGAACTTCGAATATTACTTGTACAGCTGAAGAGGTTTTTGTTCTTGGGGGTGTGACGGCCAGTGAATAGTATTTTGAGGACTATGCATAAAGTTTTCAGGAAAGACCCAATAACTGTTGAAATAACTGGCAGTGTAAATACTGAGCTCCAGGCATTAGCGTTGGCCGAAAGAGACATTGTTAATCAGACAATTATTGATACTGCAACATGGGGATTAGGCTTACAGGAAAGAGAGCTCGGCCTTATAACCGATACCAGTAAAAATTTTGAAATTAGGAGGTCGGTAATAAAGGCCAAACGCAGGGGAAGCGGGAAACTAGACATTGCGCTGATTAAGAGAACTGTTGAGTCGTATACCTATGCTGATACAGAGATAACATTTGATGGTGCAATACATATTGCCTTTACAAGCATATATGGCAGACCTCCAAACATGGATGATGTTTATACAACAATTGAAAATATTAAGCCGGCACATATTGCTGTTTATTATTCTTTCAAATATCGTACACACGATGAAATTAAAAAATCAGGTGCAACACATAATCAACTAGCAACTCTTACACATATTCAGATTGGGCAGGGTAATGCTGATTTTTTACCGCCTGTGGAGGGGTGATATAAATGGAAAAGACATCTAATTATAATCTTATCAAGCCGGCTGGGAATGAAGGCTATGATATTGAGCAATTTAATACAAACATGGATATTATTGATGGAGCCATAAAGAACGTTAGTACAGCGAATGCTAAAAAGGTTGATAAGGTCACTAATGGCACTGCAGGTAACATGGCGGTATTAACTGCTGGCGGTGGAGTTGCTGACAGTGGCTTGAGGTTCTCAATATATAATGGTGGGCTTCGAATAACTTACGATGATGGACTTTAATAGAGGGAGTGATTAAATGGCTGAAAAATATGTGGATATTGCAAAACAATTAACGTCTGATGAAATAAACAGCAAACTAGGGTCTACTGCAGATACCGGTGGAAGCAGTACTGAAGGCACGATGCAAGCCAAAATGAATGAGAGTCTTACATTGTTAGATGGAATAGGTACGAATATTAGTAATTTAAGTGTGGTGAAGAGTGTTCAATTTGGCACCTTTTCTGTTCCATCTACTTCTAATTCATCCGTTTTATCAATATCTATTGCTATTGCGACTGTTAATCCATCAAAATCCATGTTAATAGTACATGATGTATATAAACACTCTGATACATATGGGATTATTCAGGCAGCTTTGGAGGCTGAAAGTTTAACTCTTACATTTTCTTCTGGGAGTTATGATTACAAAGGCAGTTTTCAAATTGTAGAATTTATATAAAATATATAATAGGAAAGGTGATAGCATGGTTTATGCTCAATTAAACGAAAATAATATTTGTTTTGCGTTATCCCAAGTCTCTCAAGAATTGAACAAGAGTAATTTGATAAAATTGGATAGCGTTGATGTTTCTTTGTTGGGTAAGCAATATAATAATGGCATTTGGGAAGAGGTAGAAGTTACTCCTGAATCACAATCTACTACAACTCAGCAAGATAGGATAGAAGCAGGAATTGATTATCTTGTAATGCTTAGTCAGTAAAGGAGTGATATTATGAGTGCTAATTATGAAAAGGTAAAAAATTATTATGGTAAACAACTTTGGACACAGTCTCAGGTAAAAATGGCTGTAGTTAAGAACTGGATTACAGCAGAGGAATATAAAATAATAACAGGTCAGGATTATACAGCTTAACGGCTGTTTTTTTATTACTTATTTTTATCTATTAAGAGGAGGAAAAGAATATGGAAAACAAAATGATTTTAGAGATTATTGAAGGAAAAATGGAACAGGCTGCTGCACATCACGACTTTATTTATGTAGACGGCAAGAAAATACCTAAGAGAATAGAGGGCTGTGTGTATGATTACAGGGACGAATATGGATTGTTACATAGCACTAAGCATATTGACATTGCTCTTGCAAACAGTGTCAACAATAAGTGTGTAAGAACTAATGTACATACAGAAGCAGAGGGGCTTCCTAAGGTTGGTGGGGCAGTTTATACAATTTTTGGAGCCGGTAAGGACTATGTATTTCTCACAAAAAATAAAGCGGAAAGTGCTAAATTCCACACAAAGACAGCTGTAAGCGGAACATCCGTAACAGTTCCGAGAGGAAAAGCAGAAAAACGTGAGGCTTGTGAACTTCTTAGACAGATTTACACAGAGCTTGCTGATTAATCACTTTCGGGGCGGTATATCCGCCCCTTTACTATTAAAGTGGGGGTGACTTATGACGGATGGAACAATATCATCAATAATCAGTGGTGGTGTAGCTTTATTGGTTTGCATGTTAAATAATAGAGCTCAAGCAAAGAAAATAGAAGCGCAGCATGATAAAACTATTGCACTTATTGACTATAGGCTAACTGAGCTCTCTGATAGGGTGGATAAGCATAATAGCGTTGTTGAGCGCACATATAATCTTGAGCAGAATGTGGCTCTACAGGAAGAAAGAATAAAAGTTGCAAATCATCGTATAGAAGATTTAGAAAGAAGGAGTGTTGAGAATGGATATTAGTTTTTTGACAAGTTTTGCAGTACCTCTTATAGTAGGAATTTGTCTTTGTATTGGATATATAATTAAAAACATTATCCCGGATGACAGACTTAATAGGTTTATACCTCTTATTATGGGTATTCTGGGTGTTGTGCTTAATGCCTGGATTAACCATATGTCCTTTACAGCAGAGATTTTGTTGGGAGGTCTGTTTAGTGGACTAGCATCAACAGGCTTATATGAAATGTTTAGAAATCTTATAAAAAAGGAGTAAAGTAAAAATGGATGTTACAAAAGCGTGCAGAGCTATATCCGAGCTTACACCGCTTGCACAGCAGGCTTGTAATTTGTTCATGGCTAAGTGTAAAGCAGCGGGACTAGATATATTTATTACCGAAACATACCGTTCGCAGGAACGGCAGAATTACCTGTATGAGCAGGGAAGGACAAGACCTGGGAGAATAGTAACATGGACAAAAGCGAGTAGGCACACAAGCCGCAGAGCGTGGGATATAGCTTGCAATGGGGGAACATTATACAACATAACGGTTCTTGCGAAAGCTGGGCAAATTGCGGCGGATTTGGGTATAACTTGGGGAGGTACATGGAGTACACCGGATAGGCCACACTTTGAAATAAGTACAAGCTGGAAAGCACCAGCTACAGAAATAATTATGGCGGAGGAGGAAGAGGAAATGCCAGAGAAAAGATATAACACAATAGACGAAATTCCAGAATGGGCGAAAGAATTTGTTACTGAGCTGATCATCGAAGGAGCAATTGCAGATAAGAATAACATTAACCTTTCTGAGGACATGGTAAGGGAAATGGTCATCATGGACAGGCATATGAAAAAGCTGATAGGAAAGTAATTTTAAATAATCTTTTCAATGAATGCCCCAATATTCATTGAGAGGATGATAATTTATGGATAGTTTTATTGGTTGGGTTGGAGGAAAGAAAGCCCTTAGGGATGTTATAATTTCAAAGTTTCCTGATAATATAGGCAGATATGTTGAGGTGTTCGGCGGTGCCGGCTGGGTAATGTTCCGGAAGGATAAAGTACCAGGACAAGTGGAGGTATTTAATGATTTTGACAGCAATCTTATAAATCTGTACAGATGCATTAAGTATCATCCTGAAGCTTTGCAGAAAGAACTTGATTACATACTTTCGGCCAGAGAGATATTCGAGGATTATAGAGATCAGGTAAATATAAGAGGTCTAACGGACATACAGCGTGCTGCAAGGTATTTTTATTTGATAAAGATGAGCTTTGGGTGTAAGAAAATGAACTATTCCACAAGGCCTAAGAGGTTGGACAGGACTCTAGCAAGGTTAGAAGATATTACGGAGAGGTTTTCAGATGTTGTTATTGAAAATAAGGACTTTGAGAGCCTTATAAGATTGTACGACGGTACCGGCACGCTTTTCTATTTAGATCCTCCATATCATAAGACTGAAAAATACTATAATAATGACAAGGTTTTTGATGAAACAGACCACAGAAGGCTTAAGGAATGCCTGGGTAATATAAAAGGTAAGTTTATTTTGTCTTATAATGATGATGAGTTTATTCGGGAGCTGTACAAGGACTATTCTGTTGAAGGTGTAACAAGAAGCTGCACATTGTCGGCTAATAGTAACGGGGGCAAATTTAAGGAGCTTATTATTAGGAACTTTGAATGA